GTAGCCCGTTGTGTTCGACGAGGGGGCGCGGGGATGCCCGGCTGTTGGCCTTGACCGCGTCGCCTTCTGCGCGGCGCATCCAGTTGCGCCAGGTGGCGAGCCAGTCGAGTTTGAGACCTTTGGCGCCGGGGATGCCGCGCCAGTAGTCGACGAAGGCTTCGGTCTCGCGGGTGCCGACCTTGGGTGTGTTCTTCCGGGCCCACTCGATCATGTCGGGTGTGGCCTGGAAGTCGTCGGGGATTCGTTGGCCTCGGGGCCCCCCTCGTGAGGGGGGCGATGACGAACGAAGTGAGTCATCGGGGAGTACTTCTTCTTTAGAAGAAGTACGGGAACGGGGACGGGAACGGGAAGGGCTGGACTCACCCGGAGAGTCCCCCGGTCTGTCCCCAGGGGACAGTGCGTCCTCTGAGCTGGGCTTACTCTGTTGATCTCGTTTTCCGGCGCGCTGTCTCGCCTTCTTTTCGGCCCACTTTTGGCGCTCGACGAGCACCGCTTCGCGGGTGGGTTGGTAGTCGCCCCAGTCGTGGTACCGGTGGCCGCCCTTCGCCCTTCTCCACAGCCCGGAGGCGACCAGCTTCAGGGCCAGCTCATGTGAGTCCTCGGCGAAGCGCGGCAGCATGTAGTCGGGCACGAACCCATCCGTGAGGTTCGCGTTTGACCATGAGCCAGCGATCGTCCAGAGACCCACAGCCGCCGACCCGGCGGCCATCGCTTTGGGGTGGGAGTGGAACGAGTCGTCCACCTTGAACCAGGTCATCTAGGGTTGAGCCCTCCCTTGTGGGTTTCGCCCCCTCGGTCGAGGGGACCGTGTTCAGTCCTCGATGCTGCGGCCGACCGGCATGATGGCGCCGACGAACCGTTCCCCGATGGACACGTGGGTGAGGCTGCCGGTGAAGCTGAGCTCCATCGGCCCGGTCTGCCTCACCTTGCCGAAGTCGCTCATGAACTTGGCCGAGTAGGAGACGGTGCGCAGCGACTTGGCCCGGTCGGCGTTGGCGAGGAACCGGCGGACGTCGGGGAAGGTGCTGCCGGATGATTCGGCGACGACGGTGATGGCGGAGTGCCCGGTGTCGCGGCCACGTTTGACGGTGACCCGGTTGTAGCCCGAGTCGTAGTCGACGGTGACCGCGGTGCCGACGGCTTCCTTCGGCGGGAGCTTGAACACCTTCACGAGTTCGACGGCGTCGGGCAGGGCGATGGTGACCCACCACGGGTCGTCGCCGGAGCCCCAGTCGGTGAACAGGTCGTCCTGTACTTCTTTGCCTTCTGCGGCTTCGCCGGGTAGCCAGGTGGAGATGCCGATGCGGTACCGGTCGGTGGTGAGTGCGTGCAGCCGTGTGCCGTCCCATTCGAGGCGTACGCAGTGGAGGTCGGGGAAGTCGTCGTCGGGGAACGCGAACGGTACGACGTCGCCGAGGATGCCGGTGAGGTCGCCGGTGGGGATGGTGATCATTCGTCGTTCTCTCCTAGTCGTCGGGCTTCGGCCGCGATGACGTCCTTCGGGACGGCGGGCATCTGGTGAACCGCGTTCACGTGCTTCGGATCCGTCCGTCCGCACCGACAGGTCCCGGGCACGCCCGGGTCTTCTTGATACGGGTGCGGGGTCAGCGTCTTCATGTCGGGGTCCCCTCTGCAAACCGGGCCACGGCTGGAGAAACTAGGACGCATTGACGGTCATGTGGGCTTTTCCACGGGTCATCCACAGGGGTTTTCCACAGGCCCTGTGGACAACTTCTACGCGACATCTTGGACGTCCTCTGTGGATTCCGGCTGCCCCGCACCTCGGCTTGACAGAGCGGCATTTCGCTGTATCCGCTTTCGCTCCGCGTCATACGCCTTGCACGCCTGGCACGCTCGCTCGCCGTAGTACTGGTGCCGGCGCAGCGCGGCGGCGGAGCCGTGTGGTCGCAGGTTCCTGACGACGCGACGGCTCGCGGCGCCGGTCCAGGCGACCAACTCGGACCACGTCCGGTCGTCGGGGACTGCGGCGGCCAGGACGTAGTTCAGCGCGTCCTTGTCGGCAGCCGTGGCGACGCTGTTGAGCCACCGCGCGTTGGCCTCCGGGTCGTCGTCCCTTACCCGCGCGACGAGCTGCTGCGCGATCGAGGCGAGACGATCGACGTCGTCCATCGACAGCTCATCCACGGGCCACCGCCAACGTCCGTTCCCGGTCCGGGATCCCGGTGTTGGACCAGATAGCGCCGCCGGCGACCACGTCGCGCCGTTTGTTCGCGGGCAGGGCCGCGTAGTAGGCGTAGCAGTTGTCGATGACGGGGCAGCGGAGGCAGACCCTGCGGGCGGTTTCGGTGAGGATGGTGGTGACGGCGCCGCGGAAGTCGCCGGGGTGCCACATGTCGGGGTTGTCGGCGTCGCGGCAGGCGGCGGAGGTCCTCCACTCGTCAGCCATGGGACACCGCCGCCCGCCGTCCGCGCCACGCGGTGACCTCGCGTTCGTCCCACAGGCTGCCGGCGGACAGCGTCAGGATCGGCTCCGGGAAGTCGGCGTACCGCCGGCTCCAGTTGGAGATGGCTTGTTTGGTGACGCCGTACCGGGCCGCGAGGTCGGTCAGGCCGGCGAGGTGCTCGACCAGGGCGCGGGCCTCGGCCAGCTCCTGGCGCAAGGTCTCGTTCTCGTCGCGGGCCTCGGTCAGCGAGGTGTACCAGTCCTCAGGTGTCGACATCGGGCACCTCCGTGATGGTGAGCACGACCTCGCCGACCGGCCCGTACTCGCGCGGCGGTAGCTTCGCCCCGACCCGGGCGTCCGGGCCGTCGACGTGACCGGTGGAGTCGTCGGCGACCAGGCCGTGGTCGACCAGACCGTCCACAATCGCCTTGAGGGTGGGTTGGAAGTTGGCCGCGTCGCGGCGGCGGTCGTCGCGGAAGTGGAGCGTGGCCAGGATGTGGACGTGCGGGATCCGTCGCGGCAGCTTCGCTGACATGGCCAGCACGCGGGCCGTACCGCGCCATTCCCGGACGAGCATGGACTTCGCCAGCGGACTCATCCGTTCGTTGGCGTTGATCCACACCACGGGCGCCGGGATCCGCAGCGTCCACACGCGGCCCTGTATTCCTATCGTCTCGGTCATGACGCGTCCGGCGGGACCGCGGCCTCTGGCCACTCCTGCTCGATGACCTCGCCGTCGACGAACTCGGCCTCGGCCGGCGCCGGCGGTAGCTCGCGGTCGACGCTGATCCGCTCCGCCTCGGCCTTCGCGCGCAACTCCTCGCGCCGGAACTCGGCCGACGTGGGCACCCACTTCTGGAGCTGCCGCACCGCCGACTTGAGCCACATCGCGGCGACGTGCGTCTTCCACGGCGAGTACTCCGAGTCGGAGCCCTGCGACGACACCTTGATGCGGGCGATGTCGGCGCCGTTCAGCACGACCACGCGGGACGTGGCGCCGTCCTTCATCCGGGCGTAGGCGTACACCAGCCGGATCGGACCGCGGTCCGGTGAGTCCCAGTCGATGTCGTGCTGCGGCACGTCGTCGCGGCCGGGGGCGTAGGAGAACTTGTCGTTGGCGTAGACGACCTCGGCGATGATCGACGCGATCGCGCCGGCCCTGTACATGAGCTCGATGTGGCCCTGGTAGCCGACGATCCCGAGGATCTCCAGGTGGCCCTTCACCCGCCGGGGGGTGAGGTAGTACTGCTCGGTGCCGGGCTCCAGGCCGAGCCGGGCCGCGTCGAGCAGGCTGGCGAGGAAGACGCCGGGGTTGTTGAGCGCCGCAACCTCCAGCTCGAACTTGTTGTAGTTGGGGTCCTTCTTGTCGGCGATCCGCTTGCCCTTCTTCAGGGCGCCCTGGGCGAGCCGCACCCAGGTGTCGGGGCGGACGTGGGTCGGGAGGACGGACGCGAAGTCCTGGCTGTAGGTGGCGATCATCGCGTGCGGGGTGTTCTCCCGCTTCGCGACAGCGTCGGTGACGGTCTGGGCCTGGCTCATGATGCTTCCTTCTTGGCGCGTGGCGGGTTGAGGCGGTCGACGGTGTGTTCCTTCACGAGGTGCTCGTCGACGTCGTAGATGCTTCGTGAGGCGACGAACGCCCCGTTGGTGGTGGCCTTGCGGGACCGGCCCATCGCGTCGCGCAGGCGGGCCTCGTAGCGTTTCTTGACGGCCTTCGCCTTGCGTTCCATGGCGCAGGCCCGGCGGTAGCCGGCGGCGATGTCGGCGGGCACTTCGGCCTCGGTGTCGTCGAGGTCCGGATGCAGCCGCTTCACCGTGGCCAGGGTCGCGGCGTGGTCGTCGATGCTGGGCGCGTTGTCTGCTTCCAGGTCGGCGAGGAACCGGCGGGCGTACTCCCGCATCACCCGCAGGTCCCGTTCGTCGCGGCGACCGTGGTACTCCCGGAAGCCGCCCGGGCCGAGTGCGGCCAGGTACCAGTCCTCGACGTCGACGACGTCGCACTGCCACTGGACTTGCGCCCGGTAGTGCACGGGGATGTCGTCGGTGCCGGGCTCGCCCCAGCTGTCCCAGGACTGCGCGACGTATTTGCACTCCAGGACCGCGAGCGGCGGGCCATCGCAGGAGGTGTTCCGGCAATCCCAACAGCCGAACGCTTCCGGCGGACCAAGGTCACACGAGGCACACCGCTGGTGTACGAGTCGGTCCGGGGTGGCCAACTGCCACGGCCGGCCCGGGTGGGCCAGCAGAGGGGACGGCATCACCGTCAGGTTCCGATTGGGGTCACACTCGTCGGCCCACCAGTCGGCGATGACGGGCTCCAGCCGCGTGCCGGCGGACATCTCCGGCGACGCCTCCGTCTCCCAGCCCTCGCGCTTCTTCCAGTGCAGCGAGAACGGACTTTCCCACGGGCTGATACCGAGCACCGCGGCTATTTCGGATGCGGACACTCCGAGCCGGCGTTGCGCGAACCACTCCTGCGTGAGCGGCTCGGCCAGGGCGACCGCGCTCATCGCGGCACCTCGCACGGGCATCCGCGGGCCTCGCACCCGTCCGGGCCGTGCCAGTCCTCGCCGTGTCCGCCAGGGTCGAACACGACATCGCCGTACTGGCGGGGCGGGACGGTGCCGGCCGGCCCGC